TGCGGTAATTACGATGTTTGTTTGGACGATCTCTGCCATTTTGGTTCCTTCTTCGTTAACGATTTAAAAAGTATGAGCTAAAGGGAAATGCTACTAGCCGGCTAATAACTATGCTTTTCCCGCTCAATACTGTTATACCAAGTAGTTGGAGAATATTGAAAGTTATGTTAATATAGGTGTATACATATATTATGGAGTATTAAAGATGAAGAGGGTTAGCATGTTTTTTAGCCTTGAGTTGATTGAGAGGCTGCGCATAGCCAAGGAGAGGACCGGCGTACCATTCGCTGAGTTCATAAGAAGAGCCGTGGTTAGAGCGTTGGATGAAGCAGGGTTGTGACGTGAGTAAGGTTTGTACTAAGTGTGAGGTTGAGAAAGATATAACCACTTTTTGCCCAATAAATTACAACCATGAGTAATCTGTCTAGCCTTATAAAATTAAAACCCTCCGAGATAGCCCGCGCCCTACTACAGGTACGAGGTAAACCCCTTAATATGAAAGACTATCTCCCTATGGAGCTAATCTACGATATAGCCCCACCACAGCTGGTTTTACGCGCTTCAAGACAGATTGGGAAGTCCCTGGGGCTAGGTGCAACAATCATCGCTCAGTCTGTGATTAGACCATTCTTTACCACTATGTTTATATCTCCATTGAGTGGTCAGACTAGTAGATTTTCTTCGGCATACCTAGATCCATTTTTAGCCAGCCCTGTTCTAAAAAAACATTTCATGGATACGTCCTCAAAAAAGAACGTGTTTGAAAAGTCACTAAATAATGGATCCCGCATTTATCTCAGCTACGCCGAGACAGAAGCAGATAGTGGACGTGTGCGTGGCGCCTCCTGTGATCAGCTCCTTTTGGACGAGATACAGGACATTTCCCAAGACGCCCTACCAGTTCTATATGAAACATTATCAGCTTCTGAATTTGGATTTAAGAGACTAGCCGGAACCAGTAAGACACTCAATAATACGCTAGAGGTTGAATATAAAAAATCTTCTCAATGTGAATGGGTTTGCAAATGTGAGCACTGTGGTAAATATACAATTCCTATCGACTTTGAGACGTGCTTAAAAATATCAGAGAATCCTTTAGGCCCCGGCTGTGTGTACTGCGGCAAGGTATTAAATATGTCTACCGGTAGGTGGGCGGCTGCCAGACCTGAGGTTAAAAACTATATAGGGATGCATCTCCCTCAACTTATATTCCCAGTACGTACAAGGACAGGTACAGTTGAAAAGCCTGGAAAATGGGAAGAGATGAGAGGTAAGATTTTTGGCCTTAACGGGTCCAAAGGTTACTCGATGCAGAAAGTAGCCAATGAAGTCTTTGGACTTCCTAGTGGAGAAGGAGGCCGCATTCTCTCTATTAAGGAGTGTATGGATTGCTGTAATACCTCTAAGACGGCTTGGGATACTGGATTTCCTAGAGACTCTAGAAATATAGTGTGTACTGTATTAGGGGTAGATTGGTCTGTGTCAGGTAGTACTAAGTCTTATACTATAATCTCAATTTTAGGTTATGACTATAACGGTAAGTGTTATCTATTGTATAGCCAGAAATTAGACGGGATTGACGTGCTATTACAAGTAAAGCGTGCTGAACAACTTTATCATCAGTTTGAGTGTTCCTTCATCGGCTCAGACAGAGGGGTGGGGGTATTACAGGGTCAGTTATTTAAGCAGCACTTAGGGGATCAGAAAGTAGCTATGGTTAACTATGTAGCCTCTAAAACTCAGCTAAGATGGGATAAACAGGGTCTATTTTACGCAGCTGATAGAACTATGAATATAGATACCGTTATATTAAAGATGAAACTCGGTAAGGGTAGGTTTGAGACCCCAGCATGGGAGCTAACTAACCCATTCTGGCAGGATGCCCTTAACGTGTACGAAGAGGAATCTCAGTCCGGACGTAGACTGTATAGGCATGACCAGGATTTATGTGACGACTGGCTCCACTCAATAGTATTCGCAAACATAGCATATATGGTGCTTAAGGGAGACTTCGTCTATACTGACGATACACCCTCTCACTCCGATTCACTATTTGACATAGACAATTTCACAGCATAGTGTTAATATACCCTTTTATACCATACTTAACCGGAGAAACAAATGGCAGATTTTGAAACAAAAAATAAAGACAAAGACGCAGAAGTAATAGTAGAGAAGGAATCCTCTAAAACCGAGCCTGAAGCTAAGGATAGTAAGGCTCCGGAATATGATGAAACGGAGCTACTAGCTATTTTTGATGAAATTATCTTCTCAGGAGAGTACGTAGAGTCCTCGAAGATTAAAGGTAAGTTGAATGTGTCATTCCGAACCCGTACCGCTGAGGAGATTGGTAAGATTACCAGTAAACTGGATTCAACCCCGGCCAACTTCATATCTACTATTAACGAACGTCGTTCATTGCTTAACTTACACTTCGCCCTTACTAACTATCAAGGTAAGGATGTTTCCCAGGCTAAGCCAGAAGATAGGGAGAAGTTTATCAATTCTCTACCGGCCCCAGTAGTGGGGGCACTTCTAGTAGCCCTGGATAAGTTTGATAGTAAAGTATTTAAAGCCTGTGAGGTGGGCGAAGAAAATTTTTAAAACAACCCTGGGCCATACATAGGCTCAGGCTTTATACCGGAGGGGTGAAAATTCCTAAGTTAGGATCTCTGAGGGATAGAGTGTTTAGGGAATTCTCAGTAAGGGAGGCGCGTAAGGAAGTTCACTTTGCTAATATACTAGCGTTAGTGGCGTCTACTAATCCTACATTCGAGGCGGGACAAGAATCTAAAGCTTCAGAGTGGCTGACTAAAATAAAAACCACTTTTACCAACTATAGTAGTGCTGAGTTGGGTATTGAGCTAACTAAGTCAGATTCACAAGAGTTAGAGATGGCTGATGCATACGGTAGATTCGTTAAAGGATTAAGGCCTAAGCTATCTAAAGATGATAAGCATGGAGGTTTGGTGGTTAAAGGCTTGGGTGCACTATTCGTGGCTCACGGAGAAAAACCGCCACTACCAGAAGAGTCTACGCAGAAACAGGACGCTAAGAAGCCTGAACCTGTTAAGGTTAATAATAAAAAACTAAGAACTAATTTAAGGCCCGACTGACGTTGGGCTTTTCTTTTAACTAAAATACGATCATGTTTGGAAACAACGATATTTACAGAAGTCAAGCTGACCTAGCAGCCAACTCATTCACCGGCCCCCAGAATATGAATATAGGTGGCCCTGGGTGGGGTATGGACAGCAGCATGATGACGCCTAGTTATACTGCACCCTATCGTCCTCAATGGGCTGGTCAGGGGGGTCAATACGACTATACTAAACGCGGCATGATTAGTTCCATGAATAAGCTCATGCCTTGGCAAGACTTCGGCCATACCTCCCCCCAGGATACTTGGCATTCTAACGTTAGTTCTGCAGTTGAATCGCCCTTTGATGTAGCTGCATTCGTAGTCCAGAGGATAGCAGCTCCTATTTTAGCCTTTAAGGCAGCTAACCACTTCCTGGGAGCTAAGTCTTTTAGTGGAGCCTTTAGTGGACGGGGTGCTGGTCCAGCATTAGGTAAGAGTATATTCAGGCGGGGAGCTAACGGGTTTTTACGTGGAGCTGGAGCCAGTGCAACTACCGCCGCTAGGGTAGGTGTGGCTGCAGGGGTGGCCGGTAGTGCAGTGGGGGCTGTAGCTCTACCTTTCGCAGCAGCCATGGGTGGCCTAGCTGGAGCAGAGAGAGGCCTCTTTAACCCTTATATAAATAATATGAAGCAGGCTGAGTCAATACATCAGAACTTTAGCGGAGTAACTTTTGCTGACGCTAAAGGTAGTACCCCCACCGGTAGGGGGTTCAGTTATAAAGAAGCCATGAACATGTCTCAAGATATTACCAAGATGGGTATCAGAGATATGTCACTATCCACTAGTGAGTTTAAAGACTTATCCGATATGAGTATGCGCTCTGGCATGTTGGATAATGCTAAAGCTAGGGATATAACAAAACGTATAAAAGAAATATCTGAGCAAGTTAAGCTCGTTATGGCTATATCGAAAGATCCAAGTGTACAGGGGGCTATAGAGAGCTTGGCTAAGTTACAAATGGGAGGGGCTATGGGGTCTAAGGCCACCAGTTCTTATACCCAACTGGGACTACACGCATCCATAGCTGGTACCAGTGTACAAAGGCTGATGGATACGGTGGGTGCTCAAGGTAGCATGATGTATGCCCAGAATGGTATGACTCCATACCTGGGACAAATGGCTGCTGCTAGCGCCCACTCCTCATTTGCATCCGCTAACCGTATGGGGCTGATAAGCTCTGAACAACTGGCCCGCATGGGGGGTATAGAGGGGGCGACACAATCTATGGTAGGCGCTCAAGTTATGGCCGGCCAAACTACCTTAGGTAAGTTTATGTCCTTCAATAAATATATTGGTAGTGGAGAGGGTAAAGGGGTAATTGGATCGGTAGCTGGCTTCGGTAGGAGTATGGCTAAGGACCCAACTAAAACCATGGGTCAGATGATCTTATATGGTAATCAAGCATCAGCTAAGATGATGAATGAAGAGGGTGGCCGTAACGCTATCGAAAAACAGATCATGATGATTGCTAAGGACATGCCTAATGGCATTGGATCTGATGGTAAAGTGTCCGCAGAAACAGCGGCAGTAATCATGAAGAACATGATGGGCTTGGGGGATGACCAGATACAATCCTTTATGGTCAATACTACAGCTGCATACAGCAAGGATGTACGGACTGCTAGTGTTAAGGGCAGAGAGACATTTATCAAGGACCAGATGAGAACCTTGGTAGACCAGAACGCATCATATGGTGGAGTTATAGGTAGTGCATATGGAGCTACCCTACGCGGAGGTAGAGCAGCAACAGATTTCACGGCACGACACTTTGTTGATCCGGTTACTGAAACAGCAGCAGGATTGAAGGACTCTTTAGTAGGTGTGTTAGATGATTCACAATATGGGAGTACTTTGAAAGGCAAGACGGTTATGGCCGACTCTATGGGGGGTCAGGTTGCTTTAGGAGAGATAACTGACTTAAGCAAGGGTAGAACCACGCTCATTAGTGTAAATGACGGTATTATAGATGATCTAGTAGGTGGTGGGACTGGTCAATCCCAGAATAAAGCCTTTAAAAAACTTAATGAAGCTTCTAAAGCTGGGGATAAGGAAGCCCGGGCCGCATTAGATGCCTTATGGGAATTTAAAAAAATAAAAAATCCTACTCAAAAAGATATTGATAAATTTATACCTAAGTTTAAGGATGGATTAAGGAAGGTTGTAAGGGGCACCCCTTTAGAGGAGGACTTTATGACTGAGAAACAGTTTCTAGCTGCCTCTAACGAGGCCATGAGGCACACTGCTGAAACTAGGATATCCTCTGATAAGGTAGAGAAACTAGAGGATACTGTAAAAGGTATATTTGGAAAAAATGATAGAACCATAG